CTGCACAGTTGTGCAATGATCTGAGCGTCGAGCGCGGCTTCCAAATCGGCGTAGGTGGCGTATGCGGTCATAGGTTCCGCCTAGAGAGGGGGGTGGGAACCGAAGTCCCCACCACCCTCATCCTGAGAGGCTGAATAATCAGCTCGTGACATCGGCAACCAACACGCCTGAGACTGGGGAAACCAGTTCGGAGGTGCTGTTGTCAATGACGCGGCCTTCAATACGGCGATCCTTCGGATCGTCCCAGTTCTCGACTGTCATATCTTCAAAGGCGAAGATCTGGCAGGTGCTGAACGAGGTCGAACCTTCGACACCAACCAAGCCACCGGGACGGCTCACGAATACGGCAGAGTTGCCGTAAACGAACGAGCGAGTCGTCGAGGCTGCGCCCTTGCGGGTCGTAATCTTGACAGAGTCGTCGATGACCAGCGAAACGCCGAACAGATTCGGCGGGAGGCCGTAACGGCTGAACGTATCAGCACCTTGCAAGAACGGCAAGGCGGCTGGGTAGTTCTTGACGTAGTTACGGATTTCTTCCGTCTGAGACAGCAGGTTTGCCACGGTCGGACTGATGACCATGCAAATGTCTTCACTACGAACCGCGCCGCCAGTAGCGAGCGAGATGCGCTGAAGAGCAGTCTGGATGCCCTTCTGGACGATGTTGGTGGACGAAGTCGTCCACGCACCGCCAGAAATTGCCGTACCAGTTGCGTAATAGTTACCCGCTGCGGTGAACGAAGTCACGGCTGCGGAGCCAGTCAGCGCGGTAGCCGTTCGCATTGAGCGAGCGGTCATAGCGAGCTGTGCCTTGCTGCGAGCGTGCTGGGCAACGATGTCCCACGCGGCTTGCTTTACGGTCTCGTTCGGAATGTAGAACGGGAACGCGTAACGCTGTGCCGTGAAGGTCACGAAGTCGTGTTGGTTCATCTTGCCGACCGGGCGGTCGTTACCAAGAGGCCAAACGAATTCGTTGATGTCGGTCACGCGCACGTTGTCGTCCGAATCAAGACGCAGGTAGTACCCCGTCTGCTGATTGCAGGCAACGATTTGAGCGTAACGGGTGATGGCAAACGAATTCACCGCACGGGTGAACTCAACTTGGAGAGCGCCAGTTGCGAGCGCGTTGGTGGAGGGGACGTAAGTATTTAGACCGCCTCCGACTGTTACATAGGCCATTTGATGACCTCCTTTCGATGATTAATTACAGAGGCTTGACGGATGGAAGGCGGTATGCCCAGAAGATAGTGCTGACGTCTGCGGGTTCAAGAGCCACAAACAGCGGAACGTTGCCACTACCAGCCGCAGTAATTGCTACGCCCGCAGCCCCGGCAATCAAGCCAAGACCAGCGGTAACAGCAGTTCCCCCACACTTCAACTGCACGCAGTTAGACGGCTGGAGACTGATTGGGTCGCCTGCTGCTGCGTGAACGGCAGAGTCGAATCGACGGGTTGAGCCGTCAGCAACGCCGACAACGTAGTCAGCTGCTGCCGTGGAGGCAGAACCTGAGAACGCGGTCGTTGACATCTTGACGATGGCATAGGGGTTGATGTCAGCAGTAGCAATGAGATTAGGAGAGAATTGAAGCATTGTTGTTTCCTTTTAGCCCTTCATCCGGGCGTTAATTGCCTTGGCAAACTCTTCAGGCTTGCCAGCAAATTGCTTGACGAGTGAGCCAACGTCACCAATGTCCATGCCACGCGGCAGGGCTGCTCGGCTCATATCAATCTTGGTTCCGATTGGGTCGCGGGCGAACAGGTCGCGCCATGACTCAAGGAGAGCAACTGGGTTGCGGGAAGCCTGCAACTGACCAACAAGCGCCTCGCGCTGTGAGTCTGGGATGCGGTAGCCCTCCTGCTCCATGATCTCCACTTCGCGCTCAAACTTCTCGCGCTTCAACTCGGCTTCAAGACGGGCAAACCGTGACTTGAGGCGAGCGTTTTCCGAACGAAGAGCGTAGGTCGAACGACGGCTGGCAATGACGGATTCGTCTTCCATTTCGTCCTCTTCGCCTGCCTCAACGTCATGGCTCTCGATGTCGATGTGGACTTGACCGTCTTCCTCGGCCATTTCGTCCTTCTTCTCATCGTCGTCCTCAGCCATCTCGTCCTTGTCGTCCGAGTCGTCTGCGAACTTCTTCTTCATCATGTCCGAGAGTTCGGAGATGGCGCACTTCATGGCCTCCAACTCCTCGCGCATATCGTCGCTGGATGCCATGCTGGCCTCCTCCTTGGTAGTCGTCGGGACAAAGGTATTGAGTCCACCACCAGCCCCGACGAGGTCATGGTTGGACTTTGAACAAGTGATCTTCTCGCCCTTGCGGGTGAAATGGGTGTCCGGGAGAGGGCGGCGCGGGGTTTCACGCCCAAGCAACGCCACCTCGGATAGATGGTTTGATCCTGACCAGATCTCAGCCGACCGACGCGGGAAGGCGTTGGTTGCAATGAAGCGGTCGAAAATATCGCGGTTTACCTCCATGTCGCCCACAATGTACCCAATTCCATCGCGTTCTTCGTATGAAATTGTGGGGAATCGACCGACGGCCGACTTCGGTTCCTTGCCGTCCTTCTCGTGCATGATGACGAGGCGAGGGAACGAGCCGCGAGCCATGTGCTTGCGCGTTGATGCAACGATGTCCTTGAGGCGCTTGTTGTTGAAACGCTTCAGCTCCGGGTCAGCCTCGCCGTCGTCGATGGCTGGGTCAAACGCCATGAACAGTTCGACGCGCTCAATCATTACCTTGTCGCCGTCTTCGGCAACGGTGTGGGATGTCTTTGCGTTCACGGTCTTCTCCTCTTTGCGGTCGAGTTCCTTGTCTTTGCGCTCTGCCCACGCCTTGCCAGCATCGCCGCCCCACAGGAGCCACGCGATATACCCGGCGGAATCCTTGCCCCAGCCCTCACCCTGCTTGTCCACCTCATGCCGAGCGAAGTAGGACACCATGCGGCGAACGGTTTCGGGTGACAGGTTCGCCCGGTTCTTGATGTCACGCGCCCGGGCTACGCCGATTTCTGTGCCACCGCGACCATGCCTTTCCCGCAGCTCAAGGCCACGGGCTGCATTGGATGCCATTTCTTGGGATGGTTTCAGGTCGGTCATGGTTTACGCGCTTGCAATAAGTGCTGAAATAATTCGTCCGGAAATTGCTTTGTAGCCGCTTTCTGACAAATGAATGCGTTCCGTGCTGGCATTTGCAAACCATGTCACATTTGAACCGCCGCCATATGTCATATCGTTAAAAGAAACGAGCGTGGGAAGATTGACGATGGTGTATTGGGGAGAAGACGTAGCAAGTGCAATCGCCGAACTTCGCTCCGCAGTCATGTCATCCGGGTCGTTTTCTTGATGCGAAACAAATCCCAAGAACGCAAGATCAGAACTTGGGTATCCAAGCGCAGCCCATTCCGTTGCACATTGTTCAAAGAATGTAGTTGCGCTTTGACCCCACGGATTTACACCAGCGTTGCATCCGCCCTGAATGCAGACAATAACGCGACCAGATCCACCACAAACAATTTGCCTTGACCGTGCTTCTTTCAAATACTGACGAATAATTGGTGCTGCTTGCACTACGTTGCTTGCAACGGTATCCATATTTGCGCCACCGTGATGGCTTATGCAGGTAACTGCATATCCCTTGCGCGGCGTGCAAATGGAGTTGAGCGCAACTGCCATCGGACCCGTAATTCGGCTAGTTGAAATACTGTTTGCGGCAAACGCATACTGGACTTGAAGGTTTGTTCTTGCGCTGCTAGCCGCAATAGTAAGAGTCGAAGTAACCCACTCATAACTTGCCTGATTGCAATTAATTGACGTAGTTCCATAAACAGTAAACGGGGCAACCTCTAGACGATTGGCAAGCCGCAGGGTTCCCATAGATGGACCCTTACCGTGAACTACTCGATAAAAGATTTGCAATTGAGTCCACGACATTCGGACGGTGGTTTCATATGACAAAACCCCACCAAATGGATCTGCCCAATCGCCGCTAGCAATCCAGCCATAGTCAAATGGACTTGTATTTGGTTGCAAATTTCCGCTACCCCGATTCATCAGGGCAGTCAACTCTGCTGGCCCCGATGTGATGCCCTTGGCAAGTGTGCCGCCAAGCGCGGGAGATCCTGCGGCATTTATAACAGTACCCGCTGCATTTATTTTTGAAAACGCGCCGTTGGTTTGATAGACGCCGTAGTAGAACGGGTTATCCCATGAAGTAGTTGGCGTGATTGGTGTGGCGTATTCAAGAGCAGAAGTGTTTGTTTGCAACGCAAAATTCAAACCGTCTGCCCACCCCCACCCGCTATAGTTGGTGTTTGAATCTCCGGCAATGATGATGTCAACAGAGTCGGTTTGTGTTGTTGCATCTCGCAAGAACGCGCCAACTCTCCTTGAGCCATAAACCCCGGGAACCACAACAGCAGGCTCAACCGCTCCAATCTTCTTACCCCAAAACACTTCGCCACTTGCGGCGCTTTCACAGGCCACAAACTGGGCGCGAGAGGTTGCCGTCACTACCGTCCCAGTGCTGTTCGGACGCAAGCCATCGCCAACCGTGATCGTCCCGCCAGCGGTGAGCTGCACAAATTGACCATTCTGTAGGCTCAGGACACCACCGGAAATTGCCGCTGCTGACGAGTCAAACAAACGGCTAGAGCCGTCCGTAATGCCAACCACCACGTCCGTCTCAGCCGTTGCGGGATTGGCTTGGAAGCCGCTGGTCGTGTTGACTTTCACACATGAGAATGGTTGCACCGTGCTAGCGGCTGTGAAGTTCGGGGTATTGCCTGCGTTGCTCATAGATCAGTATTCCCAAGTCTGAGCCCGGACGGCCCAAAGGATGTCACCAGACACGGCGCTTTCACACGCCTGAAAGAAGGCGCGAGCGCCAGCCGCAGAGATGACCACGCCCGCCGTACTGACGGCAAGAAGGTCACCCGCTGCGATTACGCCGCCAGCCTGTAGTTGCACAAATTCGCCGTTCTGCACATTGACCACCCCGCCAGCAATGGCGTGCGCGGTTGAATTGAAGAGGTAGGTACTGCCGTCGGCTACGCCAAGGACGATGTCGTCTGGCGTGCCTGCGGCTTGTAGCGTGAAATTCTGCCCGCCCATCTTGCAGATGCGAAACGGCAAAATCGTCTGCCCAGCGGCGGCTACGAAGTTGGGTACGTTTCCTGCGCTGCTCACAGTTCTCCTCTGCGCTTCATGTCGAGCGCGATTGCGACCGCTTGGTCTTGTGGCTTGCCTTCTTTGATGAGCGTAGCGATCTTCGCGCCGACGGCTGGGTCAGCGGCGGACATGATCTTCAGCCCTGCCTTCTGCTCCTCGGTCTGGTCGCGGGTCATGGTTGCCTTCGCGCTATCCCGGGAGAAACCTGCTGCCTTTGCCACGGCGCGGAAGCCACCCCCATAGGTGTACCCCTTCGGGTCTTTCGCGTATTCCTTGGTCATCTTCGCCAGCATCTTGTTGAAGGCGGCGTTGTCGGCCTTTGGGTAGTTGTTCTTGATCCACGTCCGCATCATCAATTCATCGCGGGCATCAATCGCAAACTCTGCCTTCGCGCCGGGGCGGGCGTTCTTGCTCATCAACATCCTCTTTAGCTCCTGCACGTCCCGACCTGTCATTCGTGACAACTGCGCCAGCGTCAAATCTGGATGGCTGTCGTAGAAACTAATAATTTCAGCCTTGGTTGAAGACATTCCAATAGTCTCATCGTCATCATCACCGCTTTGGCGAACCGCCATCTTGGCTTTCGCTGCAAATCCAAGACGGGCGGCGATTTCCTTGCGTGTGTTGCTCATGTCGTGCATCGTAGCGATCTCCCTTGCGATTTATTTATGCGTTTACGAAACCGGGGTCAGGAACTTGGCGCGTGTCCACTAGGCGCTGACGCGCCCCGTTGTGCTTGGCAATAGCGGCTGGGTCGATTGTCCCGTTCGGGCGCGTCCAACGCTCGCGCATCGCCTCGGCGGCGGGGACGGGAATGATGGCGCAGCGGCAGTTGCTTACGACTATGCTGTCAGCAACAAGAATGCCGCTGCTACTACGGAAGTCATACACATGCCCACACCACTCAGAAACAACATCGACATCGACGACATCGTCAAGCGTTACCGCGCTGGCGAAAGTACCAACCAAATCGCCAAATCTTTCGGCGTTTCTCGCCGTGCAATCGACGTACGGCTCAACCGTCGCGGCGTTCATCTCCGCACGCAAGGGGAATCCGAAGTGTTGAAATGGAGCCGGATCAAGCAAGATCCTGCCGCTGTCAAGCGCCAATGCGGAGCCGCTTGGGCTGCTTCTCGCGGTCGCAGGCGAAGCATGGACGAGTTGATTCGATGTGCCAAGTCCTGCTCTCGGCGAACTAGCCCGGACGAGCTGCCGCTCTTTGATGCCATCCGTGCGCTCGGCATTGACGGAATCGAACACCAGCACGCGGTCGGCCCATACAACCTCGATTTCGCCCTGCATGGAAAGCGCGTCGCCATAGAACACATGGCGGGAAGTCTTCGCATTGACAGTCGTTGCGGCTACAGCCTTCGCCGCAAGCGCGTCGAATACTTGCAGGGCTGTGGGTGGCAGGTTGTCGCCCTTGTCGTTTCCGGATCGTTCCGCCGCGTCCACGGCATTGCCGCTGCGGCGCAGCATCTTGTCGCCAACCTTGACAGCATAAGCAGGCAACCATCCTCGGCTGGTGAGTATTGGGTGGTTGGCTGTCGCTGTGACAGTATGACCAGACCGCGTATTGAGGTTTACCAACGCTCCGCGATATAGCGAACGGAAGCCGATATCGACCGCTCCTTCAACGGGTTGCCAGCCGGGGAAGCAGTTGAAGCCAAGCGGCGGGGCAATCCCAAGGCGGTCGAAGTCTGCCATCGTCCCAACGTAGCCGTCAAAAGCGCGGTGCGTGTCCCGCGTGCGCGGGTCTTTGGTGGCGCTGAATTGCACTAGCGGTACGAATGCCTGTACCCGCTCATCCCGCAGGACTTCGGCGCTTCCCGCGATCATGGCGCGGTTCGTGTTCTTGCGGAG